TACAAATGAAAGAATAGACAAAAACAGTTCTTTAATTGAAGCAATAGGTGCAGTAGATGAAGCCAACTCCGCTATTGGAATGGCGACGGAATATCATAATGACATCATAGACAGAATCCAAAGTGACTTATTTGATCTTGGTGCAGAACTTTCTGGCGCTCCAACCATAACAATATCAGAAGAAAGAATTACATATTTAGAGAATGTAATTGATGACTATAATGAATATTTAGAGCCATTGCGTTCTTTTGTTTTACCTACAGGTCCCTTGCATAACGCAAGAACTATTGTGAGAAGGGCAGAGCGTGAGGTTTGGAAAATTGAGGGTATAAATATAAACATTCCAAAATATTTAAACAGGCTTTCAGACTTACTGTTCGTAATGGCAAGATACCACAACAAGGGTAACGAAAAGTTATGGGTTCCTAAAAATTAGTTTCATCCTGCTATAATAAGGTTATAGGAGAAAAATGTCTAACCCATCAAATTTATATGCAGAAAAAATATACTCTGAGCATCCGCTAGTTTTGTGGGCACTAGACGACAAACTTGACTATAAGAGTTTAATATCTGAAGCCCAGCGCAGTCTTTCAACCTTTTGGACACCAACAGACGCTACGCTTGCAGCATCTTCTGAAGATTTAAATGAACCTTTTGTAGACAGTCACTTGTCAAGAATTAGAGTTAATGTCCCTGTATCAGAAACTCTTGAAGCATCAATAATTAGTCCTAATATTCTTAACTTTAACACTCTTGCAGATCTTGGAACATTTACTATCGGATCATATTTTTATTCAAACAGTTTATTTTTACAAACAGTGTCAATAGGTTATGAGTATACAGATCCAGCGACGTCAACTATAGTTCAAAATTTAAAAACTTTTACAACAACGCTTTATCAAAAATGGGGATTTATTTCTGAAACTTTTGAAATACCAAATGTTTCTGCACAACTAAGACTTGTCTTTAAGATTAAAGTTTTTGAAGGATCAGCAACATCTGCAGACAACGAATTTTATGTTAATGGTATTACTTTGGGGCAATGGAATGAAGAATTTAACACTTACTCTTTAAATGGAATAACAGAAACCACAGTTCCGTCAAGCATAAGTATTTATGGTGGATACGATGCAGTAGAGGCACAGGCATATGGAGTAGCAGAAGATTCTGGATACTACATTACTGAGGGTGGATTAAAATGTAAAAATGCTGGTGTTCCACTAGTTTATGGTGCAAGTGGAGTTACAAGATTAGAACCAAACACTGATGCATCTTTGATTATTCCAGGAAAAGGATTTTTAAATAAAAAAGGACAGTACAACGATTACACTATTGAATTTTGGGCAAGAGTAGCAGCAAACACATTTACACCATTTAAAATATTTGGACCAATATCTTCAGAGGATGGCTTATATGTTGAAGATGGATTTTTAACATTAGTTATTGGAGATCAGTTTGCATCACATTTCGTAGGCGAATGGTTTAGACCAATGCTTATTCATATTCGTTTAATTAAAGATTCTGCATCTCTGTTGGTCAATGGAGAAGAAGTGTTGTCATTATCTTTAGATACCGCCAGTTTAACTCTCCCAGAAGAACTTGACAACAATGGAGATAGTCAAGATTGGTTAGGGTTTTATGCAAGTAACAACGTATATCCTTTTGAACTTGATTGTGTTGCTATATATTCTTATCAGGTTCCAGTTACAGTTGCAAAGCGTAGATGGGTTTATGGGCAAGGAGTTATTTCTGCAGAAGGAATTAACTCATCTTATGGTGGAACTACCGCGTTTATAGATTATTCATTTGCAGACTACACTGCTAACTACAACTATCCAGATTTTGCTGGTTGGGATCAAGGCAGTTTTGATAATTTAGCAACTACTCAAACAAGTTTAAGAACGCCAGAGTATACTTTACCAGAAATATTTTTAGGCACTAAAACATTGCAAGAGTTGTACGATGACAATAAAGACGCACAGGATAATGAGTCTGGACCAGTTATTACTGATAAATTTTTATCATTTAGACCTAACAACACCTGGAACTCTATTGAGTCATATATTAATTTTTCAAGATTTAATTTATTGTCAAGTGAGGTTGAGAGTTGTTATGGAGTCTTTAGTTCTCACAACCTAGCATCAGATGAAATATTATTTAAGATATACAATCCCTTAAACAATAACTATTTTACGATTCTTAAAGACGGAAATTTAATCAAATATTCTTTAACCTATAACGGAACTACACAATTGCTATTTACTTCTAGTGCAATAACTGCTAATAGCCTTTTTGCAGTTGGGTTTAACATAAATACATTGTCAGAAAAATTTGGCAGCAACGTAAGTTCATTTTTTGGAAATCAAAGTTCCTTAAAAATGTACGTGTGTGGAGACGATTCTGGAGAGTTTACCTTTACTGGAAGACTTTATTCTGTAGGGTTATCTACAACCTTAAACTCTACAAAAATAGTAGATTATGTTGATAGTAACGGATTTATTGAATTAGACAAGGGGCAAGAATTAATTAATCACACTGCCAGTTACACAATACTTCCATCAGAGGCATATGAAAAATATTTCTTAGACATAGGTGTTGCTGGATATTGGCAAGACTACCTTCCACTTTCTTATTTTGCTCAATTTGTAAAAAATAGCAGTGGGCAAGAGTTTTATGAAATAGACTTTTTACAATTTAACTTAGGGTACCCAACAACAACTACTTTAGAGCAGGAGTCTGGAGCATCTTCCTATTATTACAATACAGATGGTGCACAAATAAAAAGTTATGTAACATTTCAGTATGTTGCAGATGGAGCAAATATTCCTACTTCTTTTGCCAATGAGGAAGCGCCAGACGAATATAAAGTTCTTGACTTAAATAATTACGAAGACTGGGAAACTACAAGGTTTGAAGTATTAAATAATACATTAATTTATCCAGTTAAATCGGTAGATTTTAATCAACTTGCAATTGTCTATAGTCTTGAGTTTAACAGCCGTGGAGTTTTAACAAAACCTATTTTATTAAATAAATTACAACTAGCATCTCAAGCATTTAATGACAACTCTTTTAATCCTGTAGGAACTGGGTTTGGAGTAGACCTATTTCCATATAAAAAGAATGGCATTTATTTTGACTATAAGTCTAAAAACCCATTTAGTATATACAAAGAAAGCACTCCATACCTATATTTAACAAAAACATCTGGAATTGAAGTTCGTGGTGAAATTAACATTTTAGAAAATCGTGGACTAACCCTGCCAATTAATAAAGAGTTGGCAACAGACTATAAGGTAAGCGCTATGCAGTTATGGCTAAGATATGATCAAGATGAATTTCCAGCAACAGCAACAGAAATTTTTGAAATTAATCATAAAGGTGGAACTCTTAGATTTTACCTACAGGCAAACAGCGCAGACCTAGATAGAGGCAGAGTGTTTGTTTTAAACCAAAACGGTGTTCCTTATAATGGTGTTGGATTTTATTTAAATGGAAGTCTGGTAAGAGAACCAGTTTTATCTCTTAAAGAGTGGTCTTCAATAGGTATATCCTTTTTGACTTCGCTTGTTTATAATTCATATCTTGGAGGCATAAATTTAACGGGACCAATATTGTTTAATAACATTGCCTATTATCAGGCAAACAGCCTACAAGAGGTTGAAAGTAGAACATTTAGACCATGGTTTCAGGTATTAACAGACGGTATTACAACAAATGACTGGCAGTTCTGGTTTAATAACTTTACTTGGGACGGAATGTTAGTAATAGGATCATCAGAGTTCTATGGTATTAACCCCTCAGATATTTATAAAACATATATAGGCACAAATAAAATAATCGTTGATGATGGAGAAGGATTAGTTTATCAGCCTGAAAAATTAAATGTATATGCAGAAGTAGAATGGTCAACTAACGTATCTACACCAGTATAATCTGCTATACTTGTGGTTATGGAATCTTTAATTAATCCAAAAACTGGTAAACCTTATGTTAAAAATGTACGTCGTCAGGTAATAGATAAACATTATGACTGGGGTCTTTACGTGTATAAGACATCTAGTGGTAAATGGTTTACAGACGATGAAGGCTCAGTTTTAAATATACCGTCTGATCGTGGAGATCTTACAAAAATTGCAGAGTTAAAAAAGGCTGCAATTCACTACGGAGATGATGGACTTGGCAAGGCTGTGTTTGTTCCAGGGTTAACTCAGGTTAGTGAAGAAGAGTATTCAGAACAAAAAGCAAGATTAAAAGAAGGTTTAATTCCTTCAATGAATGATTTAGGTGCTTGGCATGCAGCACAACAAACATTAGAAAAGCATGGAAGAGGGGCTATAGATGAGTGACGAAGAATATATCCGTGCAAGTATTAATACACAGGAAAGAGAAGATAATGCTTTTAAATCACACGATCCATTTAATAAAAGTTGGGACGTTTTAAAAGATTACGTTGGACTTGATCAAAACTTTCGTCGCAGAACAACTCGCAACTTAACAAAATATGCTGCTCCTGAATTTAATGAAAGATATTTAGATGCAGCAAACGCAACCCCATCTGGAACAAATGCGGGATCAAAACAAATCAATCCTGGCACGGTATATAGAAATGGCTATGGACTATTTGACGTAATTACCCCTCCATATAACATGTATGAATTAGCAAACTTTTATGACACATCATTTGCTAACCATGCTGCTATTGATGCTAAGGTAGAAAACGTTGTAGGTCTTGGATATCGTTTTGATATTTCAGATAGAACGTTATTAAGGTTTGAAATGAACGATGACGCAGAAGCGGTAGAACGTGCTCGCAATCGTATTGAAAGAGCCAAGATTCAACTACGTGACTGGCTAGAAAATTTAAATGATGATGATAGTTTTACAAAAACAATGGAAAAAGTCTATACAGATCTTCAAGCAACAGGTAATGGATTTATTGAAGTTGGTAGAACAACTGCTGGAGAGATTGGCTACCTTGGTCACATTCCTGCAACTACTGTTCGTATACGACGCTTACGTGATGGATTTGTGCAGATTATTGGTCAAAAGGTGGTTTACTTTAGAAACTTTGGAGCAAAGAATGCAAATCCTTTAGGTACAGATCCAAGACCTAACGAGATTATTCATCTTAAAGAGTATTCACCCTTAAACACATTTTATGGTATTCCAGACATCATTTCAGCAATGCCATCTCTTATCGGAGATCAACTTGCTTCTCAATATAATATTGACTACTTTGAAAACAAGGCTGTTCCAAGATATGTTGTAACTTTAAAAGGTGCAAAACTATCAGGAGACGCTGAAGATAAGATGTTTAGATTTTTACAAACTGGTCTTAAGGCTCAGTCACACAGAACCCTTTATATACCGCTTCCTGGAGATACAGAGGGCAATAAGGTTGAGTTTAAGATGGAGCCAATTGAAAACGGTATACAAGATGGCTCATTTAAAGAGTATCGTAAACAAAATCGTGATGACATTCTAATTGCCCATCAAGTTCCTATTTCAAAACTGGGTGGTGCAGACTCTGCAGGTATAGCAGCAGCACTTTCTCAAGATCGCACATTTAAAGAGCAAGTATCTCGTCCAGCACAAAGACACCTAGAGAAAATCATAAACAAGGTTGTTAGAGAAAAAACAGATATTCTTGAACTTAAATTTAATGAGTTAACATTAACTGACGAAATTGCACAATCTCAGATTCTTGAAAGATATGTAAAGACTCAGGTTATGACTCCAAATGAGGCTCGTGAAA